CAGGCATGTCGCAGCGCATTTCCACAACATGTAGCTGCGGCAGTTTGTCGCTGTACTCGCCTGGGTCCAGCACGAAGGTCGCCGGGCGGATGGCGTCCATGACCTGTTCCAGCGCGCCCTTGCGCGGTTGCCAGTCGCCGAAGTCGCGGTTGACGCACACGAAGTACTTCTGGAGAAACGCGCCCTTGGCGCGGCCCAGCAGGTTTTGGTCCACGATCTTGCACTGGCCGAACACGTCCTCCAGCCCGTTGCTGGTGAACTAGCCGGTCAGGCCCCAGCGCACTGGGCAGTCGAGGACTTTGTTGAGCGCCTTAAAGCGTGCGCCGGATGGGTTCTTGAGCTTGGTCAGCTCGTCGAACACCACGCCGTCGAACTCAAACTTCTGGTCGGCCAGCCATTGGATGTTGTCGTAATTGGTCACCACCACCTGCGCCTTGGACTGGAGCGCCGCCAGGCGCTGCTTGGGCGTGCCCACGGCCACGGCCACCGACAGGTGCGGTGCCCACTTGGGTTGCTCGACCGGCCACACGTCCGTGCAGACGCGCTTGGGGGCCAGCACCAGCCAACGCTTGACGTGCTGGTCGCGCCACATCTCCCACATGGCCGTGAGCGTGATGGCTGTCTTGCCAGCACCCACCGGGGCCAAGATCATGGCGCGGTCGTGCTCGTACAGGAAGTCAGCCGCCTGCTCTTGGTAGTCACGTAGTTTCATGCAACTCAATCAGCAGCTCAAGGTAATGGATCGCCTTGCGCAGGTCAGCGACGCCGTTCTTGTCGCGCCAGCGGGTGACGTACTTCACGACGTTGCCCTCGCAAAAGCCCAGCTCGTTGGCGTGGATATAGATGATCGGCTGGATGCCTTTGTCCTTGTAATGGCTGCCGCCGACTTGCTTGGTGAGCGCACCAAAAGCCTCATCCTCTTCCATAGTGACTGGTAATGAACTCATCAATCTGCTCCTTGTTCCATAAACACACATACCTTTGCTTCATCCGCGCCATGTCATCGGCGAAGACTTTCTGCAAGGGTGACAATCTGCCGCCTTCGGTCTTGACCTCCACGAACCATGTGTCGCCGTTGGGCAGGCACACGATTCGGTCGGCCACGCCTTTGTGCGCAGGGCTGGTGAACTTGTACGCTACGCCGCCCAGCTCTTTGACGCGCTTGACGAGGTAGGCTTCGACTTGTTTCTCAAGCACAGTTTCTCTCCCACCGTATACGGGCAACGCCTGCCGAGCCAATGTCACCCCTGGCACGCGAAGGTGCGTCCCAGCCTGCGCGGGGCGCTAACGTCTGCGTTGGCGTCCACCCCGCGCCGCGCAAAGAAGCGCCGGACTCATCGTGTTGCGTATACGTCACGCACTTTGCGTAGCCAAGTGCTATTGCTGCGCGGACAATTGCGCCGTAAAGCATTGAGTTGGCGTTGCGCGTGCCGTCTGTGCAAGTACGAGTAACTTCTAGCGTCATACCATCATCGAGCATTCGGGCCACTGGCCGCCCGGCTACCGCAACGCCGACCAATCGTTCGCCATCAAACAGGCCCACGCTAAATTTGTGCCCAACTGGCGGTTTGTTATGCCGATGATGTTCTCGGACAAACGCTTGCGCGGTTTTAAGGGACACGGGTTTAATTCGCACGATGGGCAAACTCATCTGCGGTCACAAGACCGTTAGGCTCCAGTTCGACCATGATTGTTTTCTCATAGCTGACGATGCTCACGCAGCTAGGGTCATGGCCGCGCTGCAAGCAATACTCGCGCAGGGCTTCTTGCAATTCAGCAAGTGTAATTTCGATGGTTTGTATTTTCATAGCCGCGATAATACATGAAAAAAAGATTTGCACAATAAATTTTTTGTGTGATACACTGAACGCCTCATCAACTAAAGGACAGTAAAATGGAATATCACATCCCTGCTGCTGCTGATAACACCAGCATCAACCTCAGCCGATATGAAGGCGGCGTCTGGATCAGCGTCATGCGCCACTGCGCTTACGCGTCTACCCACCTCACCAAAGAGCAGGCCGAGCAATTGCGCGACGCCCTCATCGCTTTGACAACGGAGGTCAAATAATGCAGCACAGTAATATCGTGGGCGGCTCGACCGCCAAGCGTGTCATCTGCTGCCCTGGTAGCGTGGCGCTCGTCAACAAGATGCCCAAGCAGCCATCCAGCGAGCACGCCGACCGTGGCACGCTGCTGCACAACGCCATCAGCGAAATCCTTGATGGCCGACCTGACGTGCTCGGCTCAGTCTACGAGGGCCAAGTGCTCACGCAAGAGCTGTTCGACGAGAAGATCGTCCCTGCGCTTGCTGCTCTGGACGAGATCGACCCCACCCAGAACATGGTGTACGAGGTTGAGACTCGCGTAGGCTTTGGCGATCTGCTGCCTGGCGTGTTCGGCTCGACCGACCTTGTGGGCCGTATCGGCACCCGCGCCGTCGTGCTGGATTGGAAGTTTGGCGACGGTGTTGTGGTTGACGCGGTGGAAAATCCGCAGTTGATGTTCTACGCTGCCGCCAGTATGCGCACCGAAGCAGCGCAGTGGGCGTTTGAGGGCGCAACAGAGGTCGAGTGCATCATTGTGCAGCCGCCCATGATCAAGCGCTGGGTGACCACCAAGGAGCGCATCAAGCAGTTCGAGCAAGAGCTGGTGCAGGCCGTCAAGGCCGCGCAGCAGCCCGACGCCAAGCTGGCCGTGGGCGACCACTGCCGCTGGTGCACCGGCAAACCGATCTGCCCCAAGATGACCGGCGCTGTGGACCGCGCCCTGCAAGTGCAACTCAAAGAAATAGATGTTGACACACTGGGCAGATACCTGAAGAATGCAGACCTCTTGGAAGACTGGATCAAAGACCTGCGTGGTCTGGCGCTCCAGTTGCTTGAGAAGGATTTGCCAGTGCCCGGCTACAAGCTGGTGCAAAAGCAAGCAAGACGTCAGTGGGTCGATGAGGCTACGGCTATCGCTAAATTGGGCGGAACCATAGTGATGTATGAGCCCTTAAAAACTATTTCACCAGCAGCCGCAGAAAAGCTGCTGAAAAAGCGCAAGATGGCACTGCCCGACGATCTCGTCGTGTCGGTGTCGTCAGGCACAACATTGGCAAGCGAGGATGATCCCCGCCCAGCAGTGTTGCAAATCGGGCAGCAACTTTCTGCTGCTCTTTCTAAACTTCAGTAAAGGACAGTCATGTCAAATCTCGCAACTTTCTCTTCGGCAAATCTGCCAGCAGTCTCCACCCTCTCCACCGCTTTGCGTGCGCTTGAACAAGGCGCAGGCACAGCAGGCGTCGTCATCCTGAAAATGGACAAGACAGGCCACTGGGTGTTCGGTGCTGACCAGACTGAAGTCGAAGATGACTCAACCTGGGCCATCAACCCTTTCTCGTTCGTCCACGGCTACATCGCTTGGGGCGACGGTGAGGTGCTTGGTGAGAAGATGACCGGCGTGCAGCACCCGCTGCCAGAACTTGACGCAGCGCCTCCCGGCGCTAAGCGTGGCTGGGAGACTCAGATCGGCATGTCTTTGAAGTGCCTCAACGGTGAGGACAAGGACATGGAAGCACGCTTTACCACCACATCCGTGGGCGGTAAGAAGGCCGTGCAGGCATTGGGCGTTGCCATCGCCACGCAAGTGGAGAAGGACCAGACCAAGCCTGTGGCGATCGTGCGTCTGAAGAAGGACCACTACGTGCACAAGTCCTACGGTCGCATCTACACTCCGGTGTTTGAGATCGTTGAGTGGGCCAGCATGGACGGCGCTGCTGAAGCGCCAGAAGTCGCCGCTGAAGAGCCAGCACCCGCTGGTCGTCGTCGTCGCGCAGCCTAAGTGAGACAGGGGCTGGCCTTCGGGCTGGCCCCACCTTTTATGACCAAACTCTGGCTTGACTTCGAGACACGCAGCCGCTGCGATCTCAAGGCAAAAGGTGTCTACAACTACGCGCAGGACGCCAGTACCGAAGTGCTGTGCATGTCCTACGCTTTCGACGACGGTGAAGTTGTCACATGGTTGCCGGGGCAGCCATTCCCCACCGCTGTGCGTGAGCACACCGGCCTGATCTACGCACACAACGCCGCTTTCGAGCGGCTCATTTTCTGGTACGTGCTCCAGATCAATTTCAAGCTCGAGCAATTCGTGTGCACCGCAGCGCAGGCCCGCTCCAACTGTGCGCCTGGCTCGCTCGAGGACGTGGGCCGCTTCGCTGGCGCTGACATGCGCAAGGACCACCGGGGCAGCCAGCTGATCCGTCTGCTGTCCGTGCCGCAGGCCAACGGCCAGTTCCGCGAGGACGCTGCGCTTATGGCCGAGATGGTGGCCTACTGCGAGCAGGACGTCCGTGCCATGCGGGCCATCAGCCAAGCCCTGCGCCCGATGTCAGCCGACGAGCTGGAGGACTACCACGTCAACGAGCGCATCAACGACCGTGGCATCCAGATCGACGTGCCGCTGTGCCACGCTGCTGTGCAGTACGCTGGCGCAGAGATGGACGAAATTCAGCAGATCGTGACCGAGGTCACCGAGGGCGAGATCACCAGCGTGCGCTCGCCTAAGATGCGCGAGTGGGTGCTGGCCCGCGTCGGCCCTGAAGCCAAGAAGCTGATGTGGACCGGCGAGAAGTACTCGATTGACAAGACTGTGCGAGCCAACCTGCTTGCAATGGAGAACCCCGATGAGATACCGCCCGCTGTTGCCGACGTTATACAGTGCGCCGATGACCTCTGGGCGTCGTCGGTTGCGAAGTTCAGCCGCCTTGCAAGCCTGGCAGACGAGGAAGATGCCCGAGTTAGAGGTGCCTTTGTTTTTGCTGGAGGCAGTGCGACAGGGCGAGCTTCATCGTACGGCGCTCAGGTCCATAATCTCCCGCGTAAAAGCGCTAAAGACCCCGAGGCCGTCCGCACAGCAATGGTTCGAGGCCATGCAATCGTGCCTCGCTTCGAGAAACGCATTACTGACGTCTTAAAGAAGATGCTGCGCCCGGCCATCGTGGCCGCGCCTGGTAACGTCCTGATCGCCTACGACTGGTCAGCCATTGAGGGCCGCGTGCACCCGTGGCTGTCCAACTGCGCAGCCGGTGAGGAGAAGCTCGACGTGTTCCGCTCGGGCCTTGACCCTTACATCGTCAACGCTGCTGCCACCTTTCGCCTGTCTTACGAGCACATCAAGGCCGAGCACGAGCAGGGCCGCAGCGACATGCGCCAGATCGGCAAAGTGCAGGAGCTGGCCCTTGGTTTCTTGGGTGGCGCTGGTGCGTTCGAGGTGTTCGCCCGTGTCTACGGCGTGCGCCTGACAGACGCCGAGGTCAAGCGGGCCGTGGACGGCTGGCGCAAGGCCAACCCTTGGGCGCAGGCGCACGGCCAGCAGCTCGAGAGCGCCTACCTACGCGCCATGAGAAACAAAGGGCATGAATTTAGCGCTGGTCGCGTTGTGTACTTGTTTGACGGCCAGACCCTCTGGTATGCTTTGCCCTCCGGTCGGGTGCTGTGTTACCCCAACGCCAAATTTGATGATGAAGGCAACGTGACGTACACCAAAGCAGCATGGAAGCCCGCCGCTGACGCCAAGGAGTGGCCTCGCGCCCGCTTGTGGCGTGGTCTGGCTTGCGAGAACATCACGCAGGCCGCAGCGCACGATGTGCTGCGCCATTCATTACGACAGCTCGATGGTGTGGTCGCGCACGTTCACGATGAGATCGTGGTCGAGTGCCCCGCATCAGACGCCGAGGCTGTCGCCGCCCATATGCACCAGATTATGTGCGCGCCGCCTGCATGGGCGGCGGGCCTGCCGCTGGGCGCTGAAGGCGTCACAACAGCCCGGTATTCGTAAAAAAGAAAGCCCCGGCGGGTTAGGCCGGGGCTAAAGTTCCAACTAAAGGAGAAACCCGTGAAAGATTTCCGTTCCAGTATACACCCACCAACGCGGTCCATACTAGGCTTTTATCGCCGCTGGTCTGATATGCGCTATCGATGTAGCAACCCGAGACACGCGCAATACGCCGATTACGGTGGCCGAGGAATTACAGTTTGTGACCGGTGGCAAGAATTTGCTGCTTTTTATCAAGACATGTATTCAACATATCAACCGGGCGTGCACATCGACCGGATAGACAACAATGCTGGGTATTCACCCGAAAATTGTCGGTGGGCTACGGCAAAACAAAACGCGCGAAATAAACGATCAAATAGGTGGATTGAAACTCCTGATGGGCCTATGGTGTTAGCTGAAGCGGCGGAAAAGTACGGCATAAAACCGGACACCCTTTGGCACCGCGTACAACGCGGCGCAAACGTCGCAACACTATTTAGCACACAAGACTTTAGGAGAACAGCATGACCGATTTCGTTGACCACCTCACCAGACTCGCACCAGAGGGTGAAACTTTTCTGCTGGTGCGGCAAAAGCCGCAACTCAAAGACGGCCAGATGCAGTACCACGCCGATGGGATGATTAAGGCCACATGGCCCGCCATGCTGCCCACGGCCAAGGTCAAGCCCGACTGGGCCATCTACGGCAACACCGCCAGCTTCATCATCGACCGCTTCACCGACGGCCACCCCAGCGCCCGCGCTGATAACTGCGAGTATGTGCTGGTGATGGTGCTCGATGACGTGGGCGACCCCGAGAAGGCCCCCAACATCCCGGCGCTTGAGCCGACGTGGAAGATGGAGACATCAGCCGGTTCGTTTCAGTGGGGTTACGTTTTTAACGATCAGCCCACGAAGGGCGAGTTCAGCGCTGCCATCATCGCCATTGCCGAGGCTGGCTACACCGACAGAGGCGCGTGTAACGCGGTGCGCAACTTCCGCCTGCCTGGCTCGGTCAACATGAAGCCTGGCCGCGACAACTTCCCCGCCCGTCTGGTCGAGTTCCACCCCGAGCGCGATTTCACCCTTGAAGAGATATGCGCCGCTCTGAACGTCACGCCCGGCGAGGCCGAAGAAGCCTACCGCCCAATCCGCATCAGTGACGACGGCACCGACGACGTGATGGTCTGGCTGTCCGACAATGGCCTGCTGCTGTCGCGCCCCAACCAAGAAGGCTGGGCTGGCGTGATCTGCCCCAACAGCGCCCAGCACAGCGACGGCAACCCCGAGGGCCGCTACCTGCCCGCCAATCGTGCGTACCGTTGTTTGCACTCGCACTGCATTGATTTTGACTCGTCCGTGTTCCTCAAGTGGGTGGCCGAGCAAGGTGGCCCCAAGCACACGCCCGGCCTGCGCGAAGAGCTGCTGGTCACCGTGATGGAGTCAGCGCTCAGTAAGCTCGCCCCAACGCCCGAGTACCCCGACGTCGCTGCTGCTGTCGTGGCCGAAGTCGAGCGTAAAGAGCTGGGCCGCGTCGAGAAAGAAGGCTGGTTCGAGCGCTTCGCCTATATCCAGAACGATGACGCTTACTTCGACCTCGCCGACCGCCGCGAGATCGGCCGCAGCACGTTTAATGCCTTGTTCCGTCACATTGCCTGCAAGTCCATCCACAACGGCCGCAAGATCGAGTCGTCCGTGTGCTTTGACGAGCACCGCCAGGCCAAAGGCGCCCGCTCGCTGGTGGGCGTGACCTACGCCCCCGGTGAAGATATTTTGTGCGCCCGTGAGGGCTTGGTTTACGGCAACCGCTGGCGCGACGCCCGCCCGGCCGTGGCCGGTGGTGATGTCAGCATGTGGCTGGCCCACGCCGAGCGCATGATCCCCGACGCGGCCGAGCGCGCGCATGTCCTTGACGTGATGGCCTACAAAATCCAGCACCCCAACCGCAAGATCAACCACGCCGTCCTGCACGGTGGCAACCCCGGCAGCGGCAAGGACACCCTCTGGGCCCCGTTTTTCTGGGGCGTCGGTGGTGATTCGCTGGCCAACGTCAAGAAGCTAGACAACAAGGACCTGTCCACCGCCTGGGGCTATCACCTCGAGTGTGAGGTCCTGATCATCAACGAGCTGCGCCAGCCTGAAGCGTCCGACCGCCGCGCGCTTGAAAACAGTCTTAAGCCTGTGATCGCTGCGCCCCCTGAGTATTTGACCATTCAGCGCAAGGGCCTGGCCCCGTATGAGTCCGTCAACCGCCTGCAAGTGGTCGCATTCTCCAACGAACGCATGGCGATTACCATTCCCTCCAACGATCGCCGCTGGTTCGTTATCTGGTCCGACGCTGTCTGCATGGACCCGGCCGCGTCCGGCCGTATCTGGGCCTGGTACAAGGCGGGCGGCTTGGCTGCAGTCTCCGCATGGCTGCACCAGCGTGACGTGTCCGCGTTCAACCCTGGCGCCGCGCCCCCAATGACCGAAGCTAAGGCCATCATGGTGGAGTCGGGCATGTCCGGCGCTGAGTCGTTCCTTGTCGAGCTGCTGCGCGCGCGCGTCGGCGAGTTTGCCTCTGGCGTGATGGGTGGCCCGTGGCAGGGTGTTTGCGACCGCCTAGGCGGCATGGCCCCGCCTGGCATGCGCGTGCCCGTGGCGGCCCTATTGCATGCGTTCCGTGAGGCCGGATGGGTTGACATGGGTTTATTGAAGTCCCGCGCCAACCCCACGAAAAAGCACGTATTTGCAGCGCCTGACATGGCGAGCAAAACTAAATCTGACCTCCGCGACCTAGTCCAGGGTCCGGCCCCCGCGCCAGTAATGCGCTTGGTCAAATGAAAACGGCCCGTAAGGGCCGTTTTTTATAGGTTCAATAGGACTGCGAGCAGCGCGGCCACAAGGGCCGCCAGCGCGGCCATCACGTGGCCTCCAATATGTGCAGCGCGCCCATTGGGCTAGTCAAGATAACGTCGCACGCGCGGTTAATGGCCGCATGCATGGCCGCGTTTTGATTCTCCGCATTGGTTAGCTCAGACTCCAAGACTTCGCATTCTAGGGTCTTAAATTTGAGGTCCACGGCCGCCGTTTTAAGGGTTTCGATTTCCGCCGTGGCTTGTCCTAATGCATGCTGCAGCGCTTCAATTCTGGCGAACAGTTTGGCCGCGTTTTCAAAGCCCTCCGCATAGCATAGGCGCTCCGCATCGGCGGCAGGTAAACGCATAAAATCAAAGTCCATTTTGAGTCTCCAAATATTCGGCCACAGTGCGGCCCATTAAAAAAGCATGTTCCGCGCTTGGCAGGTCTATCGGCGCGCCGTCTAGCGCATCGGCCAAGTCAATTAGCCATTGGTAGAATTCCTTTACCCTCATAGCAGGGCCTCCGGTGCACTGGCGCGGATTTCCGCGGGTGTCCAAGGGACCGGGTCATTTTGAAACGGCCAGACCACAAAGTCTTGTAAATCCGCGGCCATTGTGGAATAGGGGCCGGTCTTGAATAGCGCGCGGTATTGGAAATAAATTTCCACCAATTGGACCGGCCGCCCTTTGTGGTGGCCGTGCGTGCCCGGCCGCGGCCAGTCCGCGCGCGTCGGGTATCGGTCTGGCCGTGGATTGTGTTTGTATCCTGGTATCGGTGATTCACTCATAAGCTAACCCCGATACCCTAAAGCATTTACCGTCGCGCAAGCGTTCCACGTCCATCACATAGCGGCCATGTCTGGCCAATATGCGACAGCGCTCCGGCCGTCCAAATAGGTCAACGATCACAATCGATTTACTCATAAATCACCCCATCGTCTAAAATTTTGGTTAGGTTTGCGGCCGGTACATAACGCACGCTGGCGCCGTCCGCGCGCACCATAGTCTGGCCAAAATCGACACCAACGACGCGGCCGTCGATTTCCACCACGCGGCCGCGCGCGTCGGCCGTGGGTTTGTCGTGGCCTAAGCGCCGGACCACGGCGCGGGAAAATGCGACTTTGTCGCCAATTGAAAATTTGCTCATGTTTTGCCCCTAATGCCGGACCGGATTGTCCGCATATGCGGCCAAGCGGCCGCATACACTGAAAATCAGGCCGTGGCCATCATAAAAACGCGGCGTTTGTGTCCGACGGCGTGGTCTGCAATGACAATATCGCGGGCGGCTTTGCTTGTACCGCCGCAAAGCATGCATGTGTCGCATGTGGCTTTGCGGCCGCCCTCCGCACTGGCCGGGCATGTGACTTCGCCTAATTGCTTATCAACCCCGACGGATACGCGGAAAACGCGCATACCGAATAAATTAGCTTGGGCCGCTTCGTCGACGGTATCGGCCGACGCCATTACAAGCGGCGCCCATGCGGCGTGGTCAAAATTGACTGCCTGCCATTGGTGCGAGTAACCCACAATACCGGCCGCGTCGGCCGTTATGGTCTGCCACATTGTGACGGGCGCGGCGGCTGGGTCCCCATACGTGCCAAGCCGGACTTTGCGGCCAGCCAGCACGGCGCGTAATTGGTCCGGCGTGGCCGGTGTATAGCGGCCGCGTTTGTATGCCTCATACACCGAACGCACCGAACGGCCGACGTTTACATAACACGGCGCCTGGCCGTTATCTTTAGCCAATAGCGGCCGGTGCACGCACTGGCCGCATATGCTCACGTCGTCGCCAGTCTTAAGTGCGGCCGTCGGTGCGACGTCGGACCGAATAATGAAAGTTTGCACCAAGTCCGCGCCAGTCTTGGCGTTCGCGGACCCTTGTAGTTTGTTGACGATAACGACAATCGGGCGGCCGTCGATTTCCGACGGGCCCTCATATGTAATGTATCCAAGCGTTTTCATGGTTTGCCTCACTTTGCAAAATTGGCTTTGAACTCTTGGTGCGGATAGCGCAGCTTAGCGGCCGCTACCGCGTCGCGGCATGTGCGGTACGCATTTGTCGCCCATGCAAACGCGGGCACGCCGTCGCGCATTTGGTAGACATAAATTTTGCGTTTGTAGACTTTAAACATGGTTTGCCTCACTTAGTCAGAACATCAAAATACGCCAGCGCACCGACGCAAAGCGCCAGGCCGACGACGACGGCGGCCAAAATATCCAAAAGTTTGTCTCGCATATACAGTACTTTCACGGGTTTGGTTGTTGATGTATCTATTGTAAGGGATGTTCTTACAGCGTCAAGGGTTGCGCGTAAAGATATTTGTAACAGTTTGTAACAGTGATTTTGTGGGTTGTTGTGGGCGCGTGTGGGTTGTGCGACGTGGCGCAAATGACCCACGCGCAAAGCCTTATGTAATATGGCTTTGCAGCTAGTGTGGGTTGTTGTGGGTTATTGATATCTTCATCCAAAGATTTAAAAAAGTACTACATTTAGAATGTAATACTCTCGACCGGCGCCGATTTAAAATGACTGCCCACATGACCCACAATGACCCACGTTTTTAGCCCCGCGCATTTTGGCCGATTGTGTGGGCAGTTGTGGGTTATGCGTTTGTCATGACCCACAATGACCCACAAACCAGCCTGGCGCATGGCTTTATACAGTGGTGGACGGGCATACAGTATGTATGCTTATACAATATGTATGCTTGTACAGTGGTGGATGGGCATACAGTAGTGTGCTGCGTGGCCGCGTGCTGGTTGCTGTGGGCAGTCCGCATGGTCCACAATTCTGGAGGGGGGTGGGTAGGGCCGAGCGGACCGGTCAACGGTAGCGTAGGGCCCGCAAACAATTTTTATTTTTATAGCCGTCTGTAAACAATTTTTATTTTTTACAAAAACCATATATCATCCGAGCACGCATTCACGCGGCCATACAACTATGAGTTTCCATTCACTGCCACTTGTCTTAAATGAAGTGCGCGCCACAGAGGCGGTGCTCAACCGCATCTACGACGCAGCCAAGCTGGGCCTCAAGGGCGACAACCTGGCACTGGCAGCAGGCATGGTGCCCAGAACCTACCGGCAGTTGTGCGAGCTGGACCCACTGGCGCAACTGGCCGAACAGAAGGGACGCGCCGAGGGCGAGCTGCTTGCGTCCAAGCAATTGCACAAGGCAGCCGAAGAAGGCGACGCCAAGGCCAGCCTGGCTATCTTGCAGAACGTCCACGGCTGGGTCGCCAAGCAGGCCATCACGGTGGACGTCAACCAGCAGATCAGCATCTTGGGTGCACTGGCCGAAGCCGAGCGCAGAGCGGCCCCGGCTGTTGAGGCGGACGTCACCGACGTCATCGCCCACGAGCCGTCCGCAGCACCCTCACTGTCCAGCCGCAAAGCACCACACAAACAAGTCGTCTAATGCAAACCACCATCTACTCGGCCGAAGACGAACAAGAACTCATGGCGCGTCTGTGGGCGCCGCAGTACAAGGACAACCCACTGGCGTTCGTGATGCTGGTGTTCCCGTGGGGCGTCAAGGGCACGCCGCTCGAGCACTTCACCGGCCCACGCAAGTGGCAGCGCGAGGTGCTCATGCAGATCGGCGAGCACATCAAGGCCAACAAGGGTGAGGTGGACTTCAACACCCTACGCCAAGCAGTCTCGTCAGGCCGTGGTATCGGCAAGTCGGCCTTAGTCAGTTGGATCGTGATCTGGATGCTGTCAACCAGGATCGGCTCGACGACCATCGTGTCGGCTAACTCAGAGTCGCAACTGCGCTCGATCACATGGGCCGAGATCACCAAGTGGCTGGCGATGACGCTCAACAGCCACTGGTTCGAGGTGAGCGCCACTAGGCTGATGCCAGCCAAGTGGCTGACGGAGCTGGTCGAGCGCGATTTGAAAAAAGGCACGCGGTACTGGGGCGTCGAGGGCAGACTGTGGTCGGCCGAGAACCCAGACGCGTACGCGGGGGTGCACAACTTCGACGGTGTGATGGTGATCTTCGATGAGGCGTCAGGTATTGACGACGCCATCTGGGCGGTGACGGCAGGCTTCTTTACAGAGAACACGCCCAACCGCTTCTGGCTGGCGTTCAGCAACCCACGGCGCAACAGCGGGTACTTCTACGAGACGTTCCACAGCAAGCGGGAGTTCTGGACCACCAAGGTGGTGGACGCCCGCACGGTGGAGGGCACCGACAAGCAGGTCTATCAGCAGATCATTGATGAATACGGGGCGGACTCCAGCCAGGCGCACGTCGAGGTGTACGGTGAGTTCCCGAACGCGGGCGACGATCAGTTCATCTCCAGCATGGTGGTGGACGACGCCATGAAGCGGCCACAGTACAAAGACCCGTCAGCCCCCATCGTGATCGGGGTAGACCCAGCGCGGTTCGGAGCAGACGCCACCGTGCTGGCAGTCAGGCAAGGGCGGGACATTGTGCGCATCATCCGGCACCGGGGCGACGACACCATGACAGTGGTCGGGCACGTCATCGAGGCTATTGAGGAGTTCAAGCCTGCGATGGTGTTCATCGACGAGGGCGGGCTGGGGGCGGGTATTGTGGACCGGCTCAAAGAGCAGCGCTACAAGATCAAGGGCGTCAACTTCGGCTGGAAGTCGCGCAACCCGGCCATGTACGGCAACATGCGGGCGCAGATATGGGGCGACATGCGCGAGTGGCTCAAGTCGGCGAGCATCCCCAACGACAGGTTCTTGAAAACGGATCTGATCTCCCCTATGATGAAGCCGGACTCCAAGGGGTCGATCTTCCTAGAGTCCAAGAAAGACATGAAAGCCCGTGGCCTAGCGTCACCAGACGCGGCAGACGCCATCGCGCTGACGTTTTCGTACCCCGTCGCAAGTCGGGGTGAGTACAATCGACCCGAGCGCCGCACGGTCTCCGAGCGCGGTATGGTGTCAACTGGATGGATGGGAGCCTGACATGGCAACGAAACCTGGACTCTACGCAAACATTCACGCCAAGCAAGAGCGCATCAAAGCCGGTAGCGGCGAGAAAATGCGCAAGCCAGGCACGCCCGGTGCGCCCACAGCCAAGGCGTTCAAAGAATCGGCCAAGACGGCCAAATCACCAGCAAAGAAAAAATGAAAGCACTGCAAAACTGCATCATTATCGAGCGTGACGTCGAAAAGCACGAGTTGTTCGTCCTGCCACCCGGCGAGAAGCTAGGCACTGGCGTTGCAACCGCCACTGGGCCGGACTGCAAAACGATAAAAGTGGGTGATCGGCTATACTTTGACGTAGGGCAGGAATTCACGCATAATGGTAAAGACTACGTGGTCATGCGTGAGCCTCACGTTTTAGGAGTCTTTGATGGCTGACCCAACTGGCATGGTTGCCGCCGCCGCAGTCGCTGCTGGTGGCAAACCCAAAAAAAGCGCGTCAGACATTCTGACAGTCGCCCGCGCCCGCCTTGATCTGGCGGTTTCGTCGCTTTCCGAGTCACGGGAAGACGAGATTGACGATCTGCGGTTCTACGCAGGCTCCCCCGACAACCAGTGGCAGTGGCCCGCCGATGTGCTGGCAACCCGTGGCGCTGTGCAGGGTCAGACCATCAACGCCCGCCCCTGCCTGACCATCAACAAGCTGCCCCAGCACGTTCGTCAAGTCACGAACGACATGCGGCAAAACCGCCCCGGTGCCAAAGTCATCCCCGTAGATGACAAAGCCGATGTGGCCGTGGCCGACATCTTCAACGGCATGATCCGGCACATCGAGTACATCAGCGATGCCGATGTGGCCTATGACACCGCCTGCGAGAACCAAGTGTCCTACGGCGAGGGCTACATCCGCCTGCTGACCGAGTACTGCGACGACAACTCGTTCGACCAAGACATCAAGATTGGCCGGGTGCGCAACAGCTTCTCGGTCTACATGGACCCCCTGATCCAAGACCCCACTGGCTCAGACGCCAAGTGGTGCTTCATCACGGAAGATGTGACCAAGGCCGAGTACGAGCGCCTGTATCCAGACGCTACGCCCATCTCGACGCTTCAGTCGCTGGGTGTGGGTGACCAGTCGATCAGCAACTGGCTGAACGAGGACACGATTCGCATCGCCGATTACTACTACATCGACTACGACAAGGCCACGCTCAACCTGTACCCCGGCAACATGACTGCGTTTGCAGGCACGCCCGAGGACAGAGAGCTGAAGATTGTCTACGGCAAGCCCATCCGCAGCCGCGAGTCAGACCGCCCCAAGGTCAAGTACTGCAAGATCAACGGCTACGAAATCCTTGAAGAACGCGAATGGGCTGGCAAGTGGATTCCGGTGATCCGCATTGTCGGCAACGAATTCGAGGTCGATGGCCGCTTGTACGTGTCGGGCTTGGTGCGCAACGCCAAGGATGCCCAGCGCATGTACAACTACTGGGTTTCGCAAGAAGCCGAGATGCTGGCTCTGGCCCCCAAAGCGCCGTTTATCGGCTACGGCGGTCAGTTCGAGGGCTACGAAGAAAAGTGGAAGACGGCCAACACCAACAACTGGCCCTATCTGGAGATCAATCCAGACGTCACAGACGGCCAAGGCGCTGCCCTGCCACTACCCCAGCGGGCACAGCCTCCAATGGCCTCCAGCGGCCTGCTGCAAGCCAAAGCAGGTGCATCTGAGGACATTAAGTCCACCACGGGCCAGTACAACGCATCGCTGGGGCAAGGCGGCAACGAGCGCTCTGGCAAAGCCATTCTTGCCCGCCAGCGTGAAGGTGACGTGGGTACGTACCACTACGGTGACAACTTGGCTCGCGGCGTGCGTCACATTGCCCGTC